TGGTGAGACGGTATCTGACGGTATCAAATTTTTACCACCGGTGGAGTTCAAAGGATATGTTCAAATTATGGCCCCTGAGAACAAATATTTAGGTAATTCTAAAATTGACCAAATGGAGCCGGGTAATATGAAAGTATCTGTTTATCAAAGAGATTTGGATGAGTTAGAGGTGGAGATTAGTTATGGTGATTATATCGGATACTACGAAACAGAAGACAAAGTAAGATATTACACGGTTAATAATGATGGAAGGGTTACTTCTGACAACAAACATACTTTGGGTGGATACAAACCATTCTATAGAACAATTATGGCGTCACCGGTTACAAATAACGAATTTAGAGGGTTATAATGAAAGTATTAATAACAGAAAATAAATTATTTGATTCAATATATTCATATATCGAAGGAGATTTTAATAAAGACGATATTCATTGGACTTATGGTATGGATGACGGTGAGGATGGTGATTTAGTTGATTATAATGAAAATGAAAACTTATTAATTTTCTATAATGGAGATTGGGAAGGTGAAGAAGATAGTGATGTTATTTTTTATTATTTAGAAGTAGAATATTATAGTGACGAACCATCAGCTAAACCATTTAAAGATGATGCACCAACATTAGATGTAACAGGTGAATATTCCGAACATTTAGACTCTATGTTTGGTAACCATTGGAAGGGACCAATGAAAAAATGGTTTCAAGATAATTTTAATTTACCCGTTAAAACGGTAACAACATATTACTAATAATGAAAGTATTAATAACAGAATCACAAGCAAACAGAATCTTTGAAGATGTTTCAAATGATGAAGAAAAGGATTACATCGGTAAAAAAGTTATGATTTATTATAATCTACATAAACACACTTTTTCAATAATATATAAAGGTTTAGTTGTTAATCATTCTGATTACGTCAAACTAAGTGATGTTGAGTTTAGAGTTAGACCGGGAGGAAGAGAAAAGGTAATAAAAGAGAAAAGAAAGAATGTTCATTCATTTGTGATTGGAACATTGATGGATTATTGTAAATATCCTTGTGAAAACCTACCAACCGAACCAAATAGTAATATTGTGACTTACAACCCATACAAATACAACTCTTACGTTATGAAAGACACCGAAGAACCTATATATAGAGCCGGTGAGGTAGAAATGATAAATTCAAGAAACAAAATATTTATAACAAAACAATAAAATGGGTTTACCAAGTAAAATAAAGAAAAATATACCACTAACGGAGTCCAAAACTCTTTTACCAAGAAGAGAAGAACTTTTGGATAAAATCAATAAAGACGGAACTTATCTTCCAAAATCTTTATTGCATGCCGATTTAGATAGAGGTTTTTTAGATTTTGTTAGAGATGATTTAAAAGTGGTGGTTGAGGGTAAAACAATACCAACCGTTGATATTATTGTTACCACACAAAATTGGGCTCAGTTTACTGAAACTTGGAATTTCCAAAATATTGATAAAAACACGGAACCTCCTTTTATTACAACAATTAGAATCCCGGAGGTTAAATTTGGGACTAACCCGGCTCTTATGTATAATATTCCAAATAGAAGACAATATTTTTACGCTCAAGTACCTACTTGGGATGGACAAAGAAATGGGATGGATGTTTATACAATACCTCAACCCGTTCCGGTTGATATAACATATTCTGTTAAAATTATTTGTAACAGAATGAGAGAGTTAAATAAACTTAATCAGGTTATTTTAGAAAAATTTGCATCAAGACAAGCCTATGCGGTAATCAAAGGACATTACATTCCAATTGTTATGGGTGCGATTACTGATGAATCTGTTGTTGATGTTGAGAAAAGAAAATACTACATACAAAGTTATGAATTTACAATGTTAGGGTTTTTAATTGATGAAGATGAGTTTGAAGTTTCCCCGGCAATAACAAGAGTTTTACAAGTTGTTGAAATAGAAAAAAAAACAACTAAGCGTGGTCGGAAACAAAATGACGAAACCGGTCTTGGTAGTCAAGCATTGTTTGTTGTTGGTAATAATACGTTAACACAATTGTTTAGTTACATTGTTGATATTAAAATTGGTGAAACAATAAATGTTGAATCATTTGATGTGTATATCAATGATGATTACTATGGTTCTGATTTAGAGTTAATACAAATTAACTCCGGAGACGTATTAAGGTTAAATATTGTTAAGAAAGATGACTCATTAGAATCAACAATTCAATTTATTGATAAGATACTTTAGTCTTCCCCATAGATATCTTTAGTCGGTTTACATTTTTCAATAATAAGTCTTTCTAAGAACCGATACATTTTAATACCTTTCTTTTCACAGTAAGTTTTAAGAATCTCGTGTGTCTCCACCGATATCTTTAAATTTTTAATCTTTTTGATGTCTTTATCCATAAGTAGAAAAAAGGTAGAAAATAATCTCCCTAAAATATAAATAGTTGCTACGAAGTAAAGTATTTTGGTTTTTTTTTAATATTTATATATAAATAAAATTATAAACAAGACAAACTAATGGCAACAAACAGCAAAGTATTCGTATCTCCCGGGGTATATACTTCCGAAGTTGATTTAAGTTTCGTAGCACAAAGTGTGGGTGTAACCACATTAGGTATCGTTGGTGAGACACAAAAAGGTCCCGCTTTTGAACCAATCTTTATACGTAACTTCGATGAATTCTCAACTTTTTTTGGGGGAACATCCCCTGAGAAGTTTATCAATACACAAATACCGAAGTATGAAGCATCATATATCGCAAAGGCTTACTTACAACAATCTAATCAATTGTTTGTTACGAGAATTTTGGGGTTATCAGGATATGATGCAGGACCATCTTGGTCTTTTAAAACAATCGCTAATGTTGATAAATCAACAGTAGGGTTTAAGTGTTCTGGAACAACATATGATGTAACATTATGTGCGGATGTATGTACGGGTTATACTATAACACCATTTACATTTACTTTCACAGGATGTAACAGTAATATAAATACGATTGGATTATCGGGGGTAACTAGTTATATATCAAGTAATTTAAATGATACTTACGAAACATTTAATGGAAGTACCTCAACAATATCTGATAATATTAAAACACAATTATTTAATATTATTAGTATTCCAAGTACTTCAGCAACATCAATTAACTACTACGGGACAATTTCAGGTTCTGATTATAACACATTAAGTACTACATACACAAGTGAAACTAATGTTTATGGTGTTGATAGTGTAAGTTCAACAAATGCGGACTATACTGATGCAAATAATGACCCTTGGTATTACTCTTTATTTGATAATACTAATGGTTCATATAGTGGTTTTTCATTTTATAATGTTGTTAGTGATTTAACTCAAACTTCAACATCTTCAAACTGTGCAACATTCTATTCATTATCAGTTAGTTCTGCAACGGTATCAAATACTGTAGGTAGTATAAACTATAATACTAATACTATTGATGTTGTGTTACCATCAGGAACACCAACATCTGGTTTAACGGCATTAACAGTTATGTTTAGTGCTTGTACAACAAATGTTAAGGTTAGTGGTGTTACACAACAAAGTTCAGGTAGTACTCAAAACTTTTCAGCGGGAACTAAACAATATGTTTTAGTGTCCCAAGATAGTGGAACAACGAATAATTGGACCGTTAATGTTACGGTTGATAATCCTTGTAATCCAGCGACAACAGGTCATACAGGTTCTCATAATACCGGAACAATAACTACTTGTTATAGTGGTACGGTTAGTGGTAAAATTTATGTTTATTCAGGTGTCTCTTATACTGATTTTGACGATATGGTTATTGCAACACTTCGTTCAAGAGGTATTGCAACATATAGTACTGATAGTAATGGTCCTGCTTATGAAGTTACAGGATTAACAGATGTTACTATTGATTGTGTTACTTCAACATATTCAAACATTGCTAAAAACCCATTTGCGGAATTTGGTCTTAATGTTATAGATAAAGATGGTAATAGTTTCTTCTTTGAAACATCATTTAGTGAATCGGATTCTAAATACTTACCAAAAGTGTTTGGTTCTTCTAATTTCTCTAAACCAAGAACAACAGTACCATTATTTGTTGAGGAAAAATTTCAAACATTATTGAACTACGGTTATAATAAAGGATATATTAAAGGTTTAAGTTGTGACTTACTATCATTACCTAGAGCTAATTCAAATGTTAATTCCTCGTCATCTATAGCATATTACTTAGAAAAATATCAAACACCGGTTTCACCGTGGATTGTTTCTGAAGTTAGAGGTAGTAAAGTATATAACTTATTTAGATTTACAACCATTTCTGACGGTAATGGTGCAAATACGGAAGTTAAAATATCAATATCTAATATGTCTTTTAATAATTTAACATTTGACGTGTTAGTTAGAGATTTTTATGATACCGATAATAATCCGGTAGTAATTGAGAAATTTACTAATTGTACTATGGATTCTAATAGTAATTCATTTGTGGGACAAAAAATTGGAACAACAGATGGTGAATACGCATTAAATTCAAAATACATAATGGTAGAAATGAATGAAGATGCACCTATTGATACATTACCTTGTGGTTTTCAAGGATTTAAATTTAGACAATATGGTTCATCAAATTCCCCATTTCCAATTTATAAAACTAAATACGATTATCCGGGAGAAGTGGTTTTTGACCCACCATTTGGATTAAGTTCAGGAAGTAACAACTCAACTTTAAGTCCGGGTGATAATGTTCGTAAAACATATTTAGGTATTTCTACAGGAAATGGTGCTGGTTTTGACGTTGATTTCTTCCAATATAAAGGAAAACAAAGACCTTTAAATTTATGTATTGATAGTGATGCTGCTGAATGGATAACATTAACTAAAGGTTATCATATGGATAAAAACGCAAGTGGTATAACAATTTCTAATAGTTATACAACTAGTGGAACTTCAGCATATTATGTTGGTGACGCTACATTCACAACAGACCCTTCAGACGAAACAAGTCCTTATTACAGAATATATTCTCGTAAGTTCTCAGTATTAGTTCAAGGAGGTTTTGATGGTTGGGATATCTATAGAGAATCAAGAACAAATACCGACACATTTAAGTTAGGTAGAAGAGGTTACTTAAACGGTGCTTGTCAGGACATTAAATATCCTACAGCAACAGGTTGGGGAGCATTTAAACAAATTAAAGTTGGAAATAATACTGTTGATTGGGGTAACTCTGATTACTACGCTTATTTATTAGGACAACAAACATTCTCAAATCCTGAAGCAGTTAATATTAATTTATTTGTTACACCAGGTATTGATTATACTAATAATTCTGATTTAGTTGGGGATGCAATTGAAATGATTGAGTTCAATAGAGCTGATTCATTATACATTTGTACGACTGCTGATAGTAATTTATTTTTACCAACACCTGATACCGCTGGTTTAATTTACCCTCAAGAAGCTGTTAATGTTTTGGACGATAGTGGTGTAGATTCTAATTATACAGCAACTTATTATCCTTGGGTATTAACTAGAGATAGTGTTAATAATACACAAATCTATTTACCACCAACGGCAGAAGTTGTAAGAAACTTGGCATTAACCGATAACATTGCGTTCCCTTGGTTCGCGGCAGCAGGTTATACAAGAGGTATTGTAAATGCTATCAAAGCGAGAAAGAAACTTACTCAAGAAGATAGAGATGTCCTTTATCAAGGTCGTATCAACCCAATCGCCACTTTTTCTGATGTTGGTACCGTAATTTGGGGTAATAAAACTCTTCAAGTAGCACAATCCGCTCTTGATAGAATAAATGTGAGAAGATTATTACTTCAAGCTCGTAAATTGATTTCAGCAGTATCTGTAAGATTATTGTTTGAACAAAACGACCAAAAAGTAAGACAAGATTTCTTAGATGCTGTTAATCCTATCTTGGACGCTATCAGAAGAGATAGAGGTTTATATGATTTCCGAGTTACAGTATCTTCAGACACTGCTGATTTAGATAGAAATCAAATGACAGGTAAGATTTATATCAAACCAACCAAATCATTAGAATTTATAGACATTACGTTCTATATTACTCCAACCGGAGCTTCTTTTGAAAATATATAATAAAAAAATTATGACCCATTGTAATAGTGGGTCATAATTAAGCCTTAATTAAAAATTATGTTAAAAAATAGAATTGTAGAGGGTATTGACGAAACAGGTGCTCCGGATGAAAAGTATTACGCTTTTGATTGGGACGATAATATTGTTTCTATGCCGACAAAGATAATATTAAAAGATGAAGATGGTGATGAGGTTGGAATGTCAACTGAAGATTTTGCAACATATCGAGAAGAAATTGGTAAAGAACCAGTTGAGTTTGAAGGACACACTATTGTTGGGTTCTCTAACGACCCTTTTAGATGGTTTGGAACTAAAGGTGATAAACAATTTATTGTTGATTCAATGACCGCAAAACCAGGTCCTGCTTGGCCGGATTTTGTTGAAGCAATTAATAATGGTTCAATATTCTCAATCGTAACAGCAAGAGGGCATACACCTTCAGTTTTAAAAGAGGCTTGTTACAATTATATTGTATCTAATTTCAACGGTATTAATTCTAATGAATTAGTTAGAAATTTAGAAAAATATAGAGATTTAACGGATGAAGAAAACACATCTAAAAGAGAAATGATTAGAGAATATTTAGATTTATGTCGTTTTTATCCTGTAACTTATGGAGAAGGTTCCGCAACAAATCCTGAACAAGGTAAAATCAAAGCATTAGATGAGTTTGTTGAGTATGTTAAAGATATATCTAACTATAT